GGCTGCGAATGCCGATCGCCTCTTTAACGCTGCCGCCGATTGAGTTAATATAAACATTAATCTGCGTGACGTCCGGATTGTCCTTTAACGCGTTTTTGAAATAGTCCGCGGACGTTTCGCTTTCGGTTATTTCGTCCGTCGCCCAATTATATTTATATCCCTTGAAAATTTCGTCATAGATATAAAAATCAAGCTGTTTTGGCGTCGCCGCCTGCATTACAATTTTTCCTATGTCAAACATTATTTTTCACCTCCTCCCGCTGACGACATATTGCTGATGTCCTCATAATTCTTTGTGATAAAGTGCTTTTGCGCCCAAGCCTCACCCGTTGCCGTTAATCCCGCTTTAGTTCTCGTTTCGTCAATATTCGTAAAGCCGGAAGATATAAGCTTGTCAACATTTGCGGCAAGGCTGAATATATCAATATGCTTGATATTGGTTGTATCAGCGTCGATGTAGTCCCCCGCGATATATTCCGCCGCTGTAAATTCTTTTCCGCTCAGTTCCTCTGAAATACAGTTCATAAGCGGATCAATACAGACGGTTAAAAATAGATTCATCGCGTCGTCAATTCCCGACACATTACCGAGCATTAATTGCGGCGGGATTTTATATCCCTGCGCCGCCCTGGTTAATGCCTCGTCAATAAGGTTTTTAATATCACTTACCTCGTTTGAGGATTTTACTGTCCCGGGCGCGGCTGTCGGCGTGTACGTTATTCCGTTCGTCAGCGGCATTACTGCATTTTTCGCCGCATAAAAAGACTTAAATCCTGCCCCAAACATTTCGTTAAAAGCTTTAGTGTCTTTTATCGCATTAGTGGCGGCGGCCGGAATTGTAACCGTTCCTTTTTGTCCGCCCGATTTTATGTATTTGTCTACCGCCTCACTAACTAACGTTGTTAATGCCGCAATTATCTGCGTTAAAACGGCCGTCATATCGGCGTTAGAATATTTTATATAAAATACCTCTGACGCCTTGTAAATGCTGTTAAACGTAAAATCATTGCGCCGTATGTTTTTAAAAGTCGTTTCGTCTATTGCTCTCTCGTCTTTTTCAAAATCCGTTGCAATAATTTTTTGACGTCCCACCGGGATAATTAGCAGCTCCCCCGAGTACAAAAGATTTCCGATCGCCTCTTTCCAAAATTCTGTTGACGACTGGTTGACGTTCGGCTTTATGTTGAGGCTGTGCCACTCATAGCCTTTATACTCCTTGCCGCCTTTATACGTCTTGTACTCAACCTTTGACGCAATATTTGCGACATACTCAATCGCGGAAAACACTGCGAATGTGCTTATTGCCTGGATCGTCTTTGTGTCAATTTCGGTATACGGCGCGGAAATTTTAATTTCACTTGCCGTAAAAACACTTTTTATCAAACTAAAAAAGCCCATTGTTTTTTCTCACCCCCTCCCCGCATTAACAAATAATCGGACTAATTTTTATTTCTGTCGTTGCCGTGCTTTCCTCTCCGAGTGCGTCCGATACGACATAAGCAGCGACAAATGCCTTAAACGTGTCCGTCTTTCGGCTCTTTGGCTCAATCTTTCCGTACGTCATATTAACGCCGCGCGTTTCAATTTTGCTGTTGTTTGCAGCCCAACGTATGACGGGATCGTCGCCCCAGTTGAAAAGGTAATTGACAAATCCGCTTGTTATCAGCGGAATACTTTTCATTTCGTCGTTCGGGCGGACAAATTTAACGTTGCTGTATTCGTCCTTTTTATCCGCGAAATATCCGTAATTATTTAAAGCCTTTTGCAGATAAGTAAAACGGTAATAGTCCATGCCGATTTTTATAATTTTTGACGCCCGCTTTTCCGCCTCGTTTAATAGCCAACAAATAGGTATCTCCGGCGGGATCTCCGGACCGTCAATAAACGTCAAATGTCCGGCCGCCTCCCACTCTCTCAATGGTGCTTTTATGCGGTTTTCTTTTAAGTCGCGGCTTTGGGTGCATACCCAGGTGTGATGTATAAAAATAAATTGTCCGTTAAGCTTATATAAAAGCCCCGCACCGAGGAAGTCGTTAGTTTTCATGTAGTCAATTCCGGCGACGCAATTTAAACCGTATATATCTGATTCGGGAATTTCCTTTGCCGTTGCCTTGATATAATCAAAATCAATTATTCCGCCCTCTTTAGCTGTCGGCGGTCTGTTCATTCTTTTGGTTGCAAAATCCGCATATACAACGGGATTTTCTTTATAGTCGGAATACTCAATCTCCATTTCGCGCATTAAATGCGTATAGTTGCTATATTCGGGCGTTAATGACGGATTCGCCTTAACCCACATTTCTTTATTGTCAATTTCCTCGTCACTGTCGAGGCGACAAAGAAAAGGAAGTGTTCCGTTGTCGGGTATTTCAAAATTTAAAATCTTACGGCATTTCTCCAAAAGCTGATCTAAAATTCCGTCGCGATTTTCGCCGTCTGTTGTAATGATTGTCCGCCTGGGGTGCGGCTTTTTACCTAAACCCGTAACGCCGACGGAAATTAATTTCGCGTCCTGGTATGCGTGATACTCGTCAAAATCCACCTTACCGGGGCGGCGGCCGTCTTTGGTTTTATACGACGATGTGTTAAACCTAAATTCTGAATTTGTGCGCTTGTTTTTAATTAACTCTTTCGTCCACTCAAAATGCGCGGACATTTTCTTTTCGTTATTTCCAAGACGTTATAAACGTCATTCCAGGAGGCTTTTGCCTGGTCCTCTGATGTAGCAAAAATATCAATGTCATATTCTTTAACGCCGTTAGTCGGGGTTAATAAACAAAAGTCCTCAAAAGCTAAATAACCGTTTTTGCCTGCGCCTCGTCCAACATAGATAATTAAAATTGGGAAACGTAATTCCCCGTCGGCTCTGTATGTGCAGTTATGCAATACAAAACAAAAACGTTCCCAGGTGATAAGCGCATACGGAAAATATTTTCCGTAACTGAAGTATTTTTCCGCCTGCTCATTGTCAACATAAACGTCCTCAGTTTTAAAAACGTGTTCAATGAATTTTAAAAGCTGCTTTTGTTCCTCACATACCGGAATTTTATCCGCCCGTATGACGTCTAAGTAATCGTCAATAAATCTACAATTCGTCATTGTCTGTATTGACGGCCGTTTTTGTCGTCAATTCCAATTCCTTTAAAATCGCAAGCTTTTGTTTATTGTACATATACGCCGCCTTAACGGACGGGTTTTCTTTTTCAATTTCATAGCCCTGGGCGGACGTTGTCTTGTATATGAGGCCGCGCCGCTTAACATCAGCTTGCATTTTCTTTTCTTGCTGTTCATAGTAGCAATAATCGTCTATTAAATTCTCAAAATGCGCCACATTTGCGCCGCGATCTTTAAGCTGTTTTAACAAGCTTTCGCGTATTTCTGCCGCCGATTTTTTCCCCATTCTGCGCGACTCCCCTCATTTTTCCGTATTCAAAAAATCTATATTTCTCTCACGTGCGCGAGGGATTCTGAATTGTCTCACTTGTCCCTTGCGGTGTACGCACCCCTTTCAAAAGTGAAAATTTTCACCCGGGGGGTATGTTTATTATTTATTACCATTGTTCGCCGTTGGTATAGTGTTCTTTGGCTTTGGCTTTTTGCTTGAACGTGTTATCCTCTCCGCAATGCTCAATGTTATGGCATTTATAACACACCGCGACAAGCTGCCGCTGTCGTTGTCCCTGTTCGTCGGTGTAATACTCCGCATATGCTAACTCGGGAAATTGTTTAAGCCGCTTTACATGGTGTACTAAATCAGCAGGCCCAACCCTGCCGCGCGCTTTACAAAACTGACATTCGTTGTTTTGTGCTGCCTTGATTTCCTTTGTCTTGCGCCTCCAGGAACGCGAATTATAAAATATATCCGTCCTGCCGTCTGCTATAAACTTTTTGATCTGCTCTGTCGTAAACATTGCAGCGCCCCCGCGTCTGATTTTCACCGCCCCGGCGCTGTCAAAGAGGATTGAAAATGTCAATGGAAAACAAAAAGCGCCCCGACGGTGTTAACCGCCTGGACGCTTTATATACTTTCCACGCTATTATTATAATATATTTTAAGTGCTTACTACTAACATATTTTAGCTTTGTTTATATAAGATTTCAAAGCTTTTAGAATTTTCGGAATTATCCGGAGTATGATTATTACGTTCTCTTTCTATTTCGTTCATTATGTCAAGCTTAAATTGGGAGAATAAAATTAAATTTACGTTTTTCTTTTCAAAGAAATTTATATCAGTAATCTTATTTAGAATAATAAAAAAGCCTACAAATAAAATAATTGCTCCTAAAAAATACGAAGAAATTGAAAAAATGTTATTATTTTTGGGCTAAACAAAATATAATAATTGA